GATAAATCTGTATAGCGGTATCAGGCAAATTAAGTTCACTTATCATCTTCACAACATGGTCATAATTAAATTTACCAGTAGTTGAAACAATAACGCCTGTTTTGGTCTTTCTTATAATACGTGCAGTTATACCGTCAATGATACATTCTGAAGGTTGTTTATGTTCTATTATGTCTTTCTTCTTAGCTTGTATCAATGGTTCTTTTGTACGTATGGCCATACCGGTAACTGTCATGTAATGCATTAAATCATCAAAAGAAGATTCAATTTTAAGGTTTATCAATCCATTAGCATCCATAACTACCAACATTTTCGATATCTCTTCAAAAGCTTTCTCTAAATCAACATTTTCATATTTTGTGCCAGTTTCTACAGATGAACGATATGCACCATTAGTAACAGAAACGACACTTCCAAGTGGTACATAATCAAAGTCAACACTATTAGATTCTGTCACAAATATTCCTTTATCTGTCATAGGAGTATAATCCATAATAAGCGTTACTGTTGACTGTGGAATATTCACTGTTTCACAAGAAGAAACAAGTAAACAATACAATGCTAAAAATATAATTTTACTATTCATATAATAAATCATTTCGTTTAATCCCAAAAGTATAAATTTACACTAACAAGTGCAAAAAATAAATCATTAATTAAACAAACAGTAGAAAAAAAGTTATCAAAACATTTGCCAATAGTAGAAATTTAGTTATCTTTGCATAGTAATTTTAAAAAGAAAGGAGGTAAACATGCCCAAGAGGGTAAAAGAAGTTATCGAGATTCTTGAAGAAAATGGCTGGAAGTACAATAGGATGAAAGGAGATCATCGAATTTATTGTAAGGAAGGGGCTAAAAGGCCAATAGTTTTACCGGGAAAGCTGAATGATGAGGTAAAGCCCGGAACACTAAACAGCATTTTGAGGGAAGCAGGGCTGAAATAAGCCCTCCACCTCTTTTGAAAACATTGAGCATTTATATCTATCTTATGGCTAAACAATTAACAGTTATCATCGAAAAAGCAGACAATAATTATTCTGCTTATATTGATGGTATAGATGGTATAGTTACCACAGGTAACTCCATCGATGAAATCAAGAAGAACATGGTAGAAGCTATTGAGCTCTACGTTGAAACATGTAAAGAATTAGACCTAGAATGTCCTGAAGAACTGGAAGGAGATTACCAGTTAAATTTTAAAATGGACGTTAAATCTTTACTTGAATTTTATTCAGGTATATTTACGAAAGCAGGACTTGAACGTATTACAGGAATTAATCAAAAGCAATTATGGCATTATGCTTCAGGAAACAGGAATCCACGACCTGAGCAAAAAATAAAAATAGAAACAGCCTTACATAAATTAGGTGAAGATCTCCTTTCAATAAATCTATAATAATAACCCAAAATGAAAATAGAAAGTCGGCATCAGTCGGCTTTCTATTTTTTTATTATTCTACTCTATAAAACACACCCTCGACAATCTCAGAGAAACCATCAATAGATACCTGAACCTCTAATTTTTCACAATGGTATTTCTGATTAGCAATAATAAATACCTTCTTAGGATCCAGAACAAGTGATTTTTTGCATTTAAAAGAAATCTTATAAGATATATCAGAACTAATGGTATTTATACGTGCAAATCTATAACCTATAGAATATGAACCATTACTATAAAGAGACAATGAATAATTAGAGAATCCTCCACTTAGTCCAGGAACAGTTTGTCTATTATCTGTATAAGGACATGGATACTGAAAATCGGTTGTAATAGTACCTCCATAAGTGTATTCTACTGTCTTAAGTCCATCAGAAAATGCAACCTCAAGAATATCCTTACCTTCATCCGGAGAATCTACTTCAACTGTACCTTCTATGGCTTCCTGAATATTAATTTCATCACTCTGCATTTCCCTATAATAACTGGTTACAGGAACATTCAAAGGCAAATATCTATCTGGGGCAACATCCATTTTAGCATCATTAAATAAAAGATATACCGGTGTATTGTACAATTCAATAGCTGCAGGAACTATCTTTAGAGTAACATCAGTAGTGGATTCCTTATTTCTAATCAGATCACGAAATACATTCACCTCTTTTATACTAATATTATCACCTGATTTATAACAAATATATTGCCTACCACCTGATGTCACAATATATTTAAACTTATCTGTATCACTCAAAGAATCAAAAAACAGTCCAACTTGTTCATACGTGTTAACCGTATGATGAAGCGCCATTGATACAATGTCATCTTCTACTTTAAGATATTTATTATCATTCAACGAAGGTAAATTATAACTTACGTTTCCTGTAGCGATATCTTTATCTGAAGTTGAATTATTGATAGTAACCTGATATTCCTCAAGCACATCATCAGAAGATATCACTATAGGATCAGAGTCATCATAATAATCAGCCAGGCTGATAAAATTAACGACTTTAGTGGCTTCATCGACAACTGTAATAACGGCACAAAACTTTTCAAGTTCATCAAGAAACTCTGATAAGGTCCATTTCGGTAATGTTTGGGCTATATTTTCAGTTCTGAGAGCACTAACAATGTACAGATTACGAAGGAATGAATTATCTATGTCGTTTATACCTATAGTATAACCGTAATACTCAACAATTTTCCTGATAATAAAAACCAGATAAGGTTGTACACATACTTTATCTCTGAACATGTGTGAATAGAACTTATCCGAACCTATCTGAAGTATCATTCTGTTATAATATTCATCTCCATATTTAACAGGATTCCAGACTGCACTAACTTGATCAACACTACCATAGTACTCCCATTTTCTAGACGATTGGTTAGGTTTAGTTGTTCCATCAGGAATAGGAAATCTAACTATCCCTAAATCAAGTTTATTGATATATGAATCATCATTAGTACGGAAATTAAACTCTGAATTACCCGAAAGCAATTGAATTTTGACTGATTTTTCAGTAACCTCATTAACTACGGCCGTACCTCTGAGTTTTACAGAAGCATCGCATATCAACAATGCCGGGTATGATATTTTGCTCTTCTTACTCCACAGACGATATAAGTGTCCAAATATTCTAAGATTATCCGGACAACCTTTTAATGGCAGCTCTATATTATAAGTTGAATTAGAGTTGGAAGTAAAGTAAGGATTCTCATAAAGGAAAGTAAAGTTCAGACTTTCCGGAAGATAAACCTGTCTGTTAGATATAATGAGCTGTATCATTTTGTAGAACGGTTTTTATTTGAGTTAAGATTATCATATTCATCCATGGCTTCTTTAATACCACCCTTACCAGTTACAGAATTGACCGTAACAAAAGGTTCATCAAGCCTTTTGTTGAGCCTACCTGTAACCTTGATTAGACCATAAATGGCAGCCATCATTTCAGGATCAACCGTTGACTTTCTGACCGGTTCCGGTCGAGTATTTGTAGTGCCTGAAGAAGTAAGAGGTCTCGATGAAACCACTGCAGCAATATCATCACCTGTAAGATTGGCTACAGATCCTGCACGCTGAGCCTGGTCTATAAGGTCAAAGACAGGTCTAAGGTGTTTGTTTCTAACGGCAAAACGATTGGAAACAAATTCTCCGGAATGGACAACACCTTGAGGTTTATCCCATGGGCCTTCAGGAGTATAGCCACCATCTGCAAAACCACTTGAAATAGCAGTCTTGACTGCTGAAAAGGCTGCTTTTATAGCCATTATTTTGGCTATTGATGCAAAAGAACTAACGATATCCGTAAAAGAACGTATTGTAACCTCTCCAACAGCCATAAGCATAACTTTTTCAAGATAATCAAGCATAATAAGCAACATATTTTTCAGCGAGTCTTTCATTGCATCCTCTGATTTTATCATAATACCGCCAAGAATACCTCCAAACTGTGTAGCCATACCTGTAATCAAATCCTGATACAAATGTTGTTGCTCACGTAATTTATTGTGATGTTCATTCATATTGGTTATTTCAAGAGATTGTTTTGCCTTAATCAAATCCAATCTCTTATCTTCACCTAAATTCGTGTCTTGAAGTTTGGCATCAATATATTGCAAAGCCAAGTCTTTCAACGATTGTTGGTATTCGCTCTCTCCTATCAGACCATTAATATACTTTTCATTAAGTTTAATCGTCTCCATCTGCTGTTGACGATCTAACAAATCAAGTCTATCCTGAACAGCCTGTTCCTGTATCTTTTTCTTCTCATCAGCTTCTTGCTTTTCCTGCTCAATCATGGCATTGCGAAGTTTGATACGAGCATCAAGTACCTGGTCCATAATCTTCTGCTGTTCTTCAGGTTCCAGACCGGCAACGGCCAATTTATCCTGGAGTAACTTCAGTTCCGCCTGAAGCATACGGTTATTATATTCATCCTGAGTCATAGCAGAATCTTCAAGATACTGTTTCTTGATTTCAGCTATCTGTCTGTAATATTCCGCTTCCTGGGCTGCAAACTTATTTTTGTCATCAGTGCCGGAACCGGTACCATCATCATCGTCATCATCAACAGTAAGTTTATTTGTATTAAGAACAAAAGAAGAGTTATTTTCAATTTCCTTATTTACGCTAATAATAGCAGCTTCCACTTCAGACAGTTCTTTTTTAGTCTTATCCAAAACCTCATTGGCTTCATTCAATCTATTAACAGCCTGTTGTGAAGCTGCATCAACAGCTTTATACAAGTTATCTGTACCTGAAGTGTTCAATTTTCCTGAACGCATTTCTGCTACAAAACGAGCTGCATTAAGATTACTACTAGCATCACGAACATCTGCTTCTTGAGATGTCTGCAATCTCTGTAACTGCATTTGTCTTCTATAAAGTTCAGTAAGTTCCTCTCTAGCAGCTTCCAGTTTTATCTGTTTTTCCAAAACAGTCAAATAATCTCTTATAGCATCAGTATTATCATTAATAAGTTTACCTTCATCATTAAGATCAGCATTATATCCTGGAACAATTTTCTTTAATTCATTCAATGCTTTAATTCTATTATTGTATGAAAGATAGTTATCATGAACCATATTAGTAAGAACCTTAATTCTTGATGCCTCTTTATCATACCTATCTGCAGATTCTTTAGAGAGCCTTGTCATAACCCTTTGACTTTCTGTAATACTATCCTGTCTGCGTTTTAAGTCCATAAGTAATCCAATATATGTAGAAGCAAACAGAACCAACACGCCCCAAGGGTTTGTTTTTGCAGCAACATATATTTTTTTTAATGAAACAACAATCTTCTCGTTCCACAAGACTTGTAATTTAGAATACATAATATCAACCTTTTTATAAGCAGTAAGACCAGCAATAGCAATACTACATGAAACAACAGTTGATGAATATTTCATAAACCAGTCAATCAATCCCGGAAGAATTTTAATTACATAAGTCATCGCATTGGTAGAAACCATAATAGCCGGATTCAATTTTTCTATAAGTTCAATGCCAGCAAGCTTCATCTCATTGCGAACCTGAGCCAGTTTAGCTTCAGCAGTAGCAGAATTAATTGCAGCTTGTTCCTGAGCAACTGAAGTACCGGTAACAGCTTCAGTATATCGGTTAACCATATCGATATTCTGAAGAATGACAGATGCAGCGTTATAACCTTCTTCGCCAAACATATCTTTTATATCAGCTGCTCCCATATTCTTGGCTTTAAGGTTTTCCAAAGCTTTAGACAGACCAACGATTTTAGGATTAACATCATCAGATCCAGTCTGTAGAACCAGAAAGAACTTTTTCAGAGCAGTACCCGCCACTTCATCTTTTATACCGCTATAAGCAAGTGTCTGTATAAGTGCAACAGTTTCTTCGAATGAAACATTTGCTGAAGCTGCAGCCACACCAGAGTTACGTATTGCTGCAGTCTGAGAAGCTATATTTGCAGCACCTTCTTTAGATCCTGCTGCAAGCACATTAGTAAAGCGTGCAGCCTGATCAGCTTCAGCACCGTATTGATTGAGTGATAGCGTCAATGCATCTACAGCCTGAGCAAGAGTAATATCACCTGCTGCAGCCTGCATACGCATGGCTTCTTCAGTAACAGCGGCCAAAGCTTCTTTATCGGAAAGAAGTTCCGGCTTAGCTGAACCAACAAGCATATAAGCATCCAGAATCTCATCTGCAGCAGCCTTAACCCTCAAACCTTCTTTTGTCATTGTAGTGGAAAGCACTTGTGCCTGTTGAGTCAACCAACTGATAGAATCATCATCAAGACCGGTCAAAGCTTTAAGACTGGCCTGTGAAGATTCAAGCTTATTTTTTTCGTCACGAAGTGAACGAAGTCCAAGAATAAGACCTGTAAGAGATGCAACCATACTGGCAATAAAACCGCCAAAACGATTAAAACCATCGACAAAACGGCCAAATGAAAGAGTTGACTTTTTTGTTTCATCGGTAACCTGCCTGATAGTATCCTTATGTTCTTTAAGAATACCTCTCAATGTACGTATCTTGCGTACCGTCTGGGTATATTCTTCAGAACCTATCTGCATATCCTTTATATCTTTGGTCAACTGGCGTATTTCTGCCTGGATACTTGTGATATCATTATTAATCTCTTTACCGTCTATATAGAGATAGACACCACGTTTTACTTTACGGTCATCATTTTTTGCCATATCTTTTTTCTATTGTTATAACGTCAAACTTTTCAAGAACTTTCTTTAATGCAGCATCTCCATAGTACTCACCGGATAAATCGGCCAAATCATTAATACTTTTGGTTATTGGCGGATCCAGCCATGGAAGAGCAGACCTCTTAATATCAACATCATATTCATCAAAAACACGTGAACGACGAATACGATAATCACTCCAACCTTGTCGTTTTCGTTTCAACCTTGTTTCTTTATCCCTCCATTCAGAATAACCCTTCATAATTTTACCATCCTTCACTATATATCCTCTACCAGCACCGTATTCTCGATAGGCACCGTACTTCAGGAACTTAAAGCCCAAACCAACATAAGCCTTACTACCATTATAATCCTGAAGGTAGTGTGCTTCAAGATTATGTTTTAATCTACCAGAACCATGTGTATTATGTAAAATCTTTATTGATTCTCTACGAACCTTTGCAGACCATACACGTACACCTTTGTTAAACGCCTGGTAATCCTTCAACTGTTTTTCGTCTGCCAATATTTCACTCATAAAAAAAGCCTTTAACTTTACCTGTATATGGCAAAGTTAAAGGCACAATAGTGTAAGAAAAAGGACAAGAAATTCAGCCTACAAACTTGATATCATTAATACGATTAGTCCAGCCTTTACGGAATACCCCTTGTGAAGGATCCTTACGGCATATATCATCAATAAACTTCAAACGTGCATCCTTAATGACCTGAAAGAATTCTCTTGCATTTGTTTGATTTAATGTTTGCAGAGTTACCATGCCAACAATTCCATCACATTGAACCTGCAACAGGTTCTGGGGAATTTTGATACCATAGGAACCTGATGCCCATACCCAATCAACAAGAATATTAGCCAAAGACTGGGATTTGATATGATCCGCCATCCACCTATCCCAATAATGTTTCTTGAACACATTATACACATCATCCGGAGTAATAAGCTTAAGGTCATCAGCATCAATATCACCGTCACAATCCTTATCATATCCGCATGAACGCCATGTAGATAAGGTTATACCCATGTTTGTCTTACCACCTTTATCAGCTTTGTGGTCAGCCCATCCGCCTTCCCATTTGCGGATGAAATCGAATAATAGTTTAGGATTTGCCATAGTTTTATGAATTTGAGATATGGCAAAAATAAAACTGTATATGATACAGCTGTAGGACAAGTAAAATAAGAAAAAAAACTTAAAACCTCATATACAATGCTACACTATTATTAAACAAAAGAATTAAGGAAAAGCAGTTAAACGTTAATGGTGTTATTACATTATTTACCTCTAATATAAAAGACTTGTAGTATCTTTGTTTTGGAAAATAAAAGAAAATAGCCCAACATTATTGAATATGAAATACTAAATCTTAATACATCACAACCTATTTACGGATGAAAAAGAATAACAATTTAAGATTAACCAATGTTTTAAGAAATTGAGATATGGCAAAATATGAAGAAGTTACAGACATGGATATGAAATAACAAAAATGTAAAAAAGACATAAAAAATAACCTAATAAACATATAAAACTATTTATATATAAAAGACTGTTATTGAGCAGCAATATATATGGCTATTAAAATATAGTCTTTCGTAAATTGGCAATGAATAACTAGAAAATAATCGTTATCTTTGTGTAGAGTAAAATAAAAACTATTATGATTAGATTAGATTTTGTAAAAAATAAAAATTTAAAATTTTCCCAAAAAAACGCGTTTAAATACCATAGAACAGGGATTGAACAAACAAAAATTTCCCTTTTTGAAAAAACAAAATAAAAATCGATTTTTTTATTTAGAAAACAGTATATAACTTTGTGAGAAAGAAAAAATCAGCCCAACATGCGGCAACATGAAAGGCTGAAATAGTTAAAATTTTGATATAAAATAATTTCCAAAAAAAAGAAAAAAAAAAGAAAATTATGAAAAGATTTATTTTTGAACTGATTAAACTTTTAGTAGAGTTTATCAGTATTCTTTTAGAATTCTCAGATTTTATAACTCAAATTCTAAAAGATTTAGGCTAAGTTTATGGGAGGCGGCAACCTCCCATTTCTTTTTTGAGCGCAAAGATAAACTGATTAATCCGTTATGGCAAGCTAATTAATAGTTTTAACCTTGAAATAGGCTATAAAACATAAATTGCATCAATATTTTAACCTGCCAGTATGCCATATGTTACATCAATTTACAATAAATACGCATATCTAAATACGGAACAATATATAGTAATCATAACTATAATCTCCGCCCAAAATACAGGTTTCAGGCGGATTACCTTGTCAAAGATTCTATCTGTATAAGGTAGGCTAAAAAACATTATAACCTGTATCAATAAATACAGGACCCATAAAAACAACAGGATGGGAGTATTAAAATACACCCACATTTGTGAGCTAATTAATAATATGAGAGTTCCGGTATAATGAGCTATAACCTCAAATTTCTCACCTTTAATAAAATTCGGTGATACACCCACAATAGTTATACCTACTACGCTTAAAAAGAACAAAAAACGACTATCGTCAGTGCTAATCTCCAAAGCACATGGCAACAATGTAAAAGCTGTAAACAACATGACAAATGTAAACCATTTCTTATTTTCTATACGATAATAGGTTTCGCTGATGGAACAGGGGATTCCAGAGCGAATGGTTACCATAGCTGTATATAGACCTATGGTAAGAACTGAAAAAATTAATAATGCTATCATAAAATCTATATAGTTGTAAGAGACCGTAAATCAAACTGTGTCAATCCTTAATAATCATAACTTTCTCTAATTTTACTTTCGGACAAACATCAGAATATCAAATATATATAAAGTAATATTGAGTGGAAAGAAGGAGAAACGAAAGGATTGACACAGTTCTATTTACGTACCCAGTTTTAAACTGATAACTGATTTAGTAATACACCCAAAGCTACTGCTGCAAATACCCAAATACATCCAAGCATTGCTGCAAAAATATCTGCCCATTCAACTTTATCATCAAAAGCGTATTCTTTGATAACTGAAACAAAAAGCACGACAACTGCACCTATCGTAGTAACAGCAACAGCGGTCCAATCGAACACTCCATCCTGAAGGATGCAAACTAAACTAACCAATGCACAGATAAGTGCACCTAAAATATGGTGGTCAAACTTGTCATGACCGATTTTTGTAAGAAAGTTGTCTAACAGTTTCATAAGCCTTTATTTTTAATATTTCATGATTCTATATATTAATAACCAAAACATTATACCCTTTTGATTTCAAAATCTCAATAGCTTCTTGAACTTCGGGATTTGTTTTATATGTAGATTCTCCCTTAACAGATATAATTTTATCCCAAGTAACTCCTTCGCTTGAACATTTACTTTGGTTGATTAGCATTTTATCAATATCTTTTCCAAGATAACAATCTATCATAGATATAATTTTATAACTACTTGGTCTTTCAGACGTCCAACTAAATGCATGTAAATTCTTTTTAGGAAATCTAACCATACATTTTAAATCATCATTAACCTTTGATAAATCGCCATATATATTCGTAATTGTAGCAGTATTGCTAAAATTGCAGTAAATTAGATTTGGGAAATAGTTAATCACATCAACAATATTGCCTTCTATGTATGTGTCTAATGATATATATGTCAGAATATTAGGCTGAAAATACTCATTAAGAAAAGACAAATTAGGATTTATTAATTCTGCATTATTTATAAATGAAATTTTTTGTAATTCTGTACAACCCTGAAATTGCCTACTATCTATAGAATAGTGTTTAGAAAGCATGATTTGTTTTATATTTCTTTTATCATTAAATGATATGGTACTGACACTTAAAACATCATCTGCAACCCAGCCAGAAATATTTTTTGTAGATGTTCCAGACTTTACAAAAACTCCATCTTGAGGTATTTCTACTTTTCCTAAGACTGTTTTACCTAGTACAGGCATAATTTCAAAAGTAGATTCCTCTTCACTTTTCTTTTTCACAATTAAGTCATTAGGTCTAAATAAGTCAGTATTATTAACTGATTGAGATAATCTTAAACTTAAACATTCCATATTATTTATAAACTATATATGATTTTACAAAATCAGAAAAATTAATATCTGTGCTATCTATTATTTTTTTAAACTCAGAACTAATTATTATCAAGTCCTTATTTATAATAGCATCTCCAATCAGATAATCATCTTCTGTATCACAAAAAGAAACAGTATTTTCATCTTTCAAAAACAATCTAATATTAGTAGCTTTAATACAACCATTGTTTTCCACCTGCCTTCCTTGCAATAAATATTTATACGAGACAATATTAAATCCTATAAAATTAGCAGTAGAACCTAATTCTGAAGGATTTAGACTTGATGCATTCCTTATATGTATATCAAAATCTGATTTGCTATGGTTTAAAATAAGATTTCTATATACTATCATAGAATATGGCGAATTATCTCCAAATATACCATAATTATTATACGTAAGGTCATTTCTTTTTGGTGGACAACTAATAATATTATCTCTTACTATGGTTTTAAAACCAGCACAATATATCACCCCGAAGTCTGAACCTAGATATTTTAATGGATTTTGTAAAAATTCATCACTATAAACAGCGATATTTCTTTCTGCTATTAAAAAACCATCTTGTTCAGCAGGCGTTAAAGCAATTGCAACTCCACCAAAATCTATAAAATAATTATCAGCAACATAGCTATTTTTACCAGAACACCTTACTACAGTTGGAGTTCCTAAAAATGAGCCAAAAGTCAAACCAACTTTCTTGAATTTATTATATCTAATACAAGATGGAGCAGCAGAATTAAAAGCATAATGATAAACATTTTCAACCTCATTATCACTCATAAATAACTTAACTCCCTCTACTTGAGATGAGCATCTAAACAATGAACCCTTATGGTTTATAAACTTATTGTGACTTATATTTATTGTATCTACAGTTGTATTGATATTGATAAATAATAAACTCTTATCATAATTATATTTTGAACCTATAAACGTAAGATTAGAGACTTCAATATTTTTACATCTTACATTTACAGAATATAAAAACCCATAATCTTTACATCTAAAAACTTTCGATATAGATAATGGTATATATATTTTATTATTAGCTATTTTTAATCCGCTTTCAGAGTTAATATTAATTATTACAACCCTGCCTGCAGCTGGCTTATTTCCTGCATAATACAGATAACCATCTTCTATTTTTTCTATTTTACCAAAAGCATTACTGTAGCCTGTCGGAAAACATATATATGCGTCAGAAGGAGTCATATTTTCATATCCGTCAATTCTACACTTATAATGCCCCTCAGATATTTTTTCAGTATCGTAAACATAAGAAATATCTCTTTGCCATAATGACAATTCGTTAAAATTTTCATCTAAGAACATATCATTATAATCAAAGGTTTCCTCAAAAGGCAAAACATAATAAGTGTTATCAAATTCGCTTGCATCTTCAATTGAAAGCCATTCTCCTTTAGGCAATAATTTAGTATTTCCATTTGATGTAAATATCAATGATACATCAGCAAGATTAGGATAATAACTAACCTGCAAATTTATATGCTGTTCTGAATAATAAAATATCCCATCAGCAAATAAAACAATTATAGTTTTAAATCCCTCATCTATCTTTTGATTTATAGTTGTCTGTATATTATCAAAATCGCTTTGCTGATTTACATTAATAATACAATAATTGGAAACATATGTTGGGGAATAAATAAGTGAATTTTTTATAAGATCTTTCTCCTTAATATAATCTATGTATTTTGATTGTAAATCATTCTGTTTTGGCAACCTTACCAAAGACAATGTATCTTTTAATTGAGACGCACCGTCGTTAGGTAATTTAATAAAGTTAGCTAATAGATTCTCTGCCTCTAAATTTTTTGTTTTAATGTAATTATAAACAACATCTGTGAAAAAAATAAACTTCCCATCAGAACTGACACCTGCAATAATTTTATTATCATTATCTGTTAAAATAAAAATATAATCTGCCACATCAATTAATGACATATTATATGAATATGTTTTAACCCAATTACTATCCTTTACCCATTCTGTGTCTGTAAAATCATTACCTATATACTGTTCGTTGATCCAATCAGAATCATCAGGTTTATAACTAACTTTTATTCCAGACTTTCGCTCCCCATAAGCTAATGATTTTCGTGTGGTTGCAACATCCGTATTCCATTTAAGGATTTTATTACCTCCTCCACTTATCTGTGTCCAACTGCCAGTATCAGTAAATGTACCACCATCATACTTCCATGTTTCAGTCTTATTTGTGGCATTATCAATAAACGTAATTTTCAACCCAGCTATCATTCGATATTGCTCAGGAACTTGAGCAATAGCTGTTGCAAGGTCGTATTTATTAGTTCCACCAATACCTTGTATCGGGTATAAATTAGAAATATTAAGTTCCGTTGTTTTTCTAACTCTGTCTGTTTCAAGATCGGTAAAAGCTTTAGTAGTATTACTGCTCTCCTCATGCATTTTATTGGTCATCTGCAGCAGCTGTACACCTACAATATCATGTGTATTGCTTTCAGGTAATTCATTCTCTTTTATCTTGTTTGCACCGGCAATAAGTTGTTCATAAGTCTGTGTAGCCATATTGTGTATTAATTAAATGTTTTATCAAATGTTTCATCTAAAGAACGATCCATAAGAAATCGTTTGTTGCAATTTATAGGTTTATAAGCATCAGATACCGGAAGAACTGCCATAACACCGTACTGAGCATAGTCAACATTCTCAACATAATCACCTTCAACATCTTCCAGTTTAAATGTTCTAAGAAACCTAAGTTCCGGATTATGTTTGTCTTCCAGCATTTTATTCAAGATGTCACAAAGAATTTCCTCACATTTCTCAAATGCCTTATCTATCTCTAAATAGTCTGAAGTATCTGATATATGGATGAGGACGAACAAAACAAACATCTTATCTTTGAAATAAGAACCCGGGCCACCTGAAAAGGATAAACCTGAACCACGGTCTATAATAATAGCC